CTCGCTTCATGGCCGCTTCAAAACGGCTCAAAATACCTTTTGCTTGTTCAACATTACGCCAGCCTACGCCAAACTTGCGACGAAGAAATTGTTGAAGACGAAACTTTCCAACCTTAGTCAATGGAAGACTTGGAACATCTTCGCCAACCTGTTCTCTAATATCGGAAACATCAAACATTCCCGGCTTCTTAGAGTCCATCATATCTTTCATCAACATTGGTCCTGTTTTCATTATGTCCCCGTATTAAAGGTGAAATCACCGAATGTTGGTTCGCCACCAAGAAGGCTGACATTAGGATTTGCTTGCTGTCTGTATCCCAAATTAGGATCTACGGTCATATCGAAGGGTTGAGTTTCAAATCCGCCTTCTGGCATTGCGCCAGCCCGCGCTCCTCCACCACCACCCATAGATCCAAGAGCGTAGATTTGCCCGGCTTGCTGAAACCCTGCTCCTAATGCCTTAGCCATCCCCATTTCACCAACATATTGAGATCCAGCAGAGCTAATAACAGGTGCGGCTGTACCCATAGCGGCTTGACTTTGACGGGTCTGAATATTCCCATAACCAGTTTGAATATTATTAAGAAGGCTGCTCATACTATTGTATGAATTAAGGATGCCTTTTGAGGTTGCATCTTGGCCTCCAGAAAGAGCAACGACTCGATTCAAAGCACTATTAAGACTTTGTTCTTCGATTCCAGCACGCATATCGGAAGTCTTCTGATCGAAGTCATTCATGGCATTTACTCCAGCACTTGAGGTCAATGCACCCGGACCCATGCGCTCAACAAGTTGGGCTTGGAGTTGTTTTCTTTGACGATCCCTTTGGTTGTCAAAAGACTTAACAACGCCAGAAGATTGACCCTTTAACTGATCGTAAAATATCTTTCCTTGTTCAAGAATGGCGGGGCCGTAAACATCAGTAATTTGCTTTTGGAGTTGATCAATGGTTGCAGTCTGTTGAGCATACATCCTCTGGTAGAGATCAACCTGCTTAGTGAGGTTATCAAGTTCTTGAGAAGTAGGGGCGGCAAACATGAGCGCCTCTGCTCGCATACGATCTGCTGCCGACTGCTGCGCCTTAGCCATTTTGCCTTGGGCACTGGCTTGCATCATTCCACTGGCTACTGTTGCTCCACCAACTATCGCCGCCGCTGTTACTAATCCCATATTTACCCCTAACTAAATATAAAGTTGGTCATCCCACTGTCTGTTTTTTTCCAGTTCCGAGACTCCAATCTACCTATTAAATTAACATTCTTTACAGTTGTGAACAATACGAGCTTATTCTCTTTGGCGAAGTCCTCTGCAAACTTGATCGTGCTGTTAAGTATTTGAGAACGCTTATCTTTTCGGCATTCTACGCTGCAAGTAAGCCACTCAAACCAAGAAAGGTTAGAGTCTGTTGCATAAATAAAAGCGATCGCCAAAATGTCGCCATCTTCCTCGAAGTAAGTACCTATCCCCGTATCAGGAAGGCTATCAAAAGGGATTCTAGGCCAGTTGTTTTCATCCCAAAACTTACAGGCCGTTTCATAGATCATCTCGGTAGGAAAAAAGTCTGATCTAGCTTTCGGTTCCATTTCCATCTTCCGATTCTTTTTTTACAATCTGATTGTCTATAATTTCATATTCTGACTTTAAGACCGAAATCCACTCATCGTTAATAAACGCTACAGTATAAAACTCAGTTATTTCTGGCAATTCACCACTAATTGAATTTTCAGGCTGTTGCTCAGACTCTATTGTCTCTACATATAAAAGTGTTTGCGGGTCATATTTGTGGTATTTCATTTTTTCCTCAGAATTTAATAATATAGTTTACATACACGTTTCTTGGATTTGCTTGCTCTCCACCTGATGCGGGAATGCTTGCATTACCAATAAATGCACCAGTGCTTAAGATACCAGTGCCGCTATTATTAGTTAAAAATTGGTTCCCTCCGTGAGAATGCGAAAGGTTTTGGTCATCTTGTCTTGTGCCCACATTTGCACCAGTATTCCCACCAACCGCTGCCTGCAATCTAGTGGATATATCAGGATCTTCCCATTGAACAATTACGGCGCTGTTGGTTCCAGAAATTGCAATTTTTGTCCCCGCTATTGCGTTTGCATAAGATGATGCGAAAGCAAGCGTATTTGCATCCACAACAATAGCAAAGTAATTTGTTGATCCTGCAAGGCCGCTAAGCGTTCCAGAAGACAGCCTTACCCTAAGCCCGGTTCTATTTACTCCATGATTGGTAAATGTTGCATTGTTAGATGACGCACTTCCAGATCCAGTAACAGATATTGCCGCGCCCCTACCGCGCATAAATGTGTATCTTAGGTCTGGTACGTTAAATGTATTTGTTCCATCTCCATTTCCGAATGATGTTCCAATTACATTAAATAGCGATGAATAAGCTCCCCTTGAAACGGCGGAGCCATCGCACAATAAATATCCGTTTGGCGCTATTGACCCACCATACGCCGAAATTGTTCCTGTCGGAGTAAGGGCCAATGTTTGTGGTTCTACATTTACAAACTCTGTTGCTGGCCCAATAAGATTAGAAGACTGGTCATTAAATAAATATCCAACGCACCTTAGTGCTTCATTCGGATGATAATATCCAAATCTTGCCAATTCGTTAATTGGAGCAATAAATGACATATATGGAACACCAAGCCTGTTTAAGTACAAGTAATAATTTGTGCTTGATGTTTCTGTTTCACCCGGCAATAGATTTTGGGTTATGTCCCAAATATAGTCTTTAAAGTCTGATCTAATTACAGATCCATAAACACTAATGTTTGCAGTTTCGTCGTTTCTTGTAGAAACAGAAGTATTTGTAACTTCTCTTATTTTTAATCCGTTAATTGATGAAAAATTAACAAAAAAATCATCCGATCTAGCGCAAACAGTGTTAGTTGTTCCCTGAGCGCACATTCCAACATATATTGCGTCTGCAACAACCCAATTCCCGTTATAATATTTCCAAGTATTATTTACTATATCATACCAATAATCATTGATTGACGCTGATACTGGAGCGCTTCCGTTGTATGTTGGTGGATTATATGAAACAACCAGAGTCCCGTTTGTTTTTAAAAAAACATAGGTTGTTCTTAGCATTGTAATAGTATGACCAGTTGTCAAAGCAATAGGACTTACCGGAAGGTTAGATGAATCGTAAAAATATCCTCTTTTAATCCCGCTAATTGTTGTTGCACTTGTTATTGTTCCAAGAAAATATTCTGTATTTCCTCCGTTTACGATTGAAAATATTTGCTGTTTTCCAACGCTTGTTGAAATTGAAGATCCAACGCTGGAAATAGTAAATTCAGTCGCTTCTCTTGATGCTTGGCCACCGCCCAAGCTACTTGCGAGCGTTGCGGTGTTATTTAGTGGCTGAGCTGATAAAGCGCCAGAGCTAATGTTGCTTGTAAAAGAAAAAGAAGAGGCGTCAATAAAGCAAGAAAATGGAACTCCAGTGCTTGCATTTAACCTTACGCCGCTAGCGCCATTTGCTTGAAGAAATTTTGGAAATCCTGATATGGTTGATTTTTCTCCATCTACAATTCGAGTCGATTTAACATCTAAAATTCCAGATATAGTGTTATTCAGCCCCTCAATGCTTTCCGATGGAGTTTCATACCACTGCGTTTTTCCAACAATGCGGTTAATTACAAAACGAAGTCGCTGTATCTCATCGGCTAATGAAATCGGCTGAGTAAGGTTTTCAGATCCAAGCCCTCCGGGATTCTCAACCGCCTGCATCTCAGACAGATTTGCCGAGTACCCCTCGGAGTGTTCTGCGTCGATATTTGATAGGAAGTGATTGAACTCACCATTCAAATCGCTTGCTGTCAGACTTTCGCCCGGATTCCAAATTTTAAGTCTTGAAAATAACCCTGCCATGATTGCCTCTTTTAGTTAGTTTGCTTCTTAGCGTCCTGTCCTGCAACCCTATAATACACCTTAATGCCCGTTATCTTGTACGGATAAACCGATCCTTGGTCAGTATCAGGATTAGGACCAGTAAATGTCTGATTAGGAGGAGTACCGACCTGCGTCAAAACATTACCATCTCGGATAACAAAAGAAATTGTTTTGCCTCTACCGCCAAGCCTAGCTGCCCCATCACGAGTCCCACGGCCATCAAGATAACTCTGATTCAATGTAAAGGTAGGATTGCTGTATTGGGTCGTCAAAGGTCCAAAGATCGGAGACCCAAGTGTGCCGTTATAGTACGGTTGGATGGTAAATGTCTGTTTGTACTTGGAGTCGATATATACATCTACCGCCAAAGGCCAAGTAGTTGTGTTTTCAAAATCAAACTCAAAGAAGTCAAATAGCTTGTTATTGGGGCTTCCAAGATCCAAATGAGGTGTTTGAAGCCTGAAGGGAACGGTACTCGAATAGTAAGGAGCATAAGCGCCCATCTCTCCATTTACATACGATCCAGCCGTATAGTTAAGTTTTCCAAACACAAACTGATCGTCCCCATAAGCATCCTTATAGTATGATACGCAGGTAAAGGTATTAGCCTTGTACCGATGCCAAGAAACCCTCGGAGTCTGTTGGTTAAAGTCAATATAAACGAAACAGTCGGACTTTCCATCGGCAGATAGAAAACTAGGGAAGGCAAAAATACCGATCTTCTTTTGGGGAAGATATTTGCCAAAAGCGTTACCTAGAAACTGCTTACGGATAATATTCCTGAAAATTGATTCCGTCTTAATGTTTGAGAGAAGATCGGCCTGATAAATGTCTCCAAGGCGAAATGCCGCAGTGAAGCTGGCGATAGTGCCATCATTAGACATAAAGAACAGATCGTCTCCAGCTTCAAAATAAGACCGCTCAGAGGCAATACCGACATTGCTGGAAACCTTCTGAGAATACCAGTTGCTCGGGGAAGGATCGTCAGCAACTAGGTAATAAACGCCATACGGCTTCTTCCACAAGAATACCCTGCCCTTGAAAACGAAGCCGCCATATAGTCCATCACTGTCACCGGGAAATACAGAAATTGTGGAATTGCCGGACCCTGTAAAATCTTCTTGGTTTGATCCAGTTGAAATATATAGCCTGTGGGGATCATTAAGATTCCCATAAGCACAAAGACGGTTACGGAATACAAATCCATTTGTGGGATAACTTGCAGACCAATCCAATGCAGGAGAGGTCATATTCCTACGAGTAGCATTATCACCCTCAATAACCTGCACCGGGCTATTGCCAGTAAAGATGAATAGCTTCCGGGGCTGATTTGCGTCCTCATTACCGCCTTCTACAATCACTGGAAGATTGTTAATAGAAAGTGTCGTTGGAGCACCCAAAATGGGAGTAACTAATACCCTGCTAAACGGCGTATCGTATTTATAGACATTGCCAGTATCAGTGACAACGATATGACGCTCAATGCCCGGTAATGGAAAGTACCGATGGACCGCTAATGGCTTTTCTCCAGTAAAGGTGGGCGTACTGAAGCTCGGATTGCCAAGCATCCAAGTGTTAATCTGATCGGCCTTTTCGGCCATGCCATTATAAAACTGAACATTGTCGGCCCTGATAAAAGCCGATGGAGGAATGTTCTGTTGGGCAAGATCGTACATCAGCCCATTATCACCAAACTTAATCTCGGCTATCTGCCCTGTATATGGCATTTAGTACCACCACCAATTCCAATTTCTACGATAGTCATAAGTTCTATCGGGTCTAGCAATCATTCGACCGAAATCGGGATTTGTGGTGATCTTCTCTTGCTTCCACGCCTTTACCAAAGCCCTCATCCCGGCCCTAGTCAATTCTCGGTATTCTTGTGCCCTGCTATCGTTCTTATCGGTGCAAAGATAGTACGATGCGTAGTATTCAAGCGTGATTCTGTGATCTCTAGGAATAATCGGAATTGAGAGAGCAGAATCCGTCAACGCGGTAGGGACAGGGACATAGTTGTACTGAATCCTGATTCGATTTACTGGAACAGAATTAAATCGAACCGTAGGCTTCATGTCATTTGTTTTAAATACTTGTGTAAATGCGGTAGGAGTAGATGCCCGATAAAGGAACAATGGGTACTGCCGCATAAACTCGGACAGATCAACTCCAACAATCTGTCCGGGGTCAGAATTGTAAAGAATTACCTCGTCATAGTTAGTAATGAACGGATTGGCAAGTCTGAGAATATTTGTATCAAGCTCGTAATCAGTCTTAAAAATGGTACATGGAAGATTTGTTGCGCTTGTTGCGATATATACGCTATCTAGCGTAACTGTTGTGCTTGTACCTGTATGAGCGGAGATTCTATAGGTTTCTGAACTATTTTCAGGCTGTATCCAATAATTAAGAAGATTATTAGGAGGAGTAGCAGAGAGGGTCGCCGTTGCAGATCCATTTGTGAAAGTTACTGCCAAACTATTGATCGCTGGCTCAATAATTAGAATCTTATTGTATTGATTTAAGGCCCACGGGAACGGCTCCCCAATATCTAGATCGAGTTCAGCCGCTCCCGAGACCATTGCTTGTTGCGCTCGGTTCAAATACTCAATGACTTTTGCATCGTATTCCGATGTACCGTCATCAAGTTCGCCGCACCTAAAGAGTACGCCTTTTTTCAAGTCTTGCGTATTCTCGTAGTTAGCCATTTAAACCTCAGTTCTGATACTGATAAAAAGCGATCACCTTGTTACTGTTACCAGCCACTCCATAAAAAGGAACCAGACTTTCTCCAGCCTGTAAAGTGTATGGCCTGTTCTCACTGAAAATCATTTCCATACCAGCATTGTTCGCCACATTTGGACTATACTGAATTGACTTTGCAGCCCTCAAGGAGTTAATCGAACAAGTCGTTGACGCAGAAACGCAAGCAAAGCGAATCTGAAACAAAGAAGAATCGGTTCCAACTAGCCCACAGCCCGGTGCATAATCATTTCCGGGTGAAAACAAGACAACATATTGCGAAGGAGAGGTCGAAAAGGTTGTTGGAACAGAAATTGTCTGAAGAACAGTAGTAAATCCAGTTCCGTTTGAGTAAGAAGTCGTAAATGTATTTGCTCCTGATTGAGCAGCACTAACATTCACAAGAAAAGCATGAATCTTTTGACGAGACTCAATGATTACCCCACTGGCAGCAGTCGTATTAAAAAATGCTGTGCTAGAACCAGCTAAAAGATTGGCCGTAACATTTGTTACAGTCGATGGTGGGGTAAATGTATAAACATTGACCGCATCCGTACTCATCGTCTGCAATGCCGCTAAATCAGAAGCACTGCCGGATTGGTTAATCATTCTCAAGGAATAAAGCTGAATCTGTGAGCCATTTACTGCACTAATAATGGGATTAAACCCATTCCCTGAATATCCCGTATTAAGATGCTGAATTGGCTTGGCCTTCATTTTGCTTTTACCTCTTTAGAAATGGGTTCGCCATTTGAATAAAACCAGTTACCAGATCCAATCGGGCGTTCAATCTTTGTAACGCCATTTTCGATGACCATTTGATACGGTTGATACTTCATCAGCTTGCCAGTTTTAGGGTCAAAAATTTGAACCCTATAATCAAATTCTTTGTGTCCTGTGCTGTTTTCGTTTTCCATTATATTCTCCAGTGTTGTTTTTTATCAGGAGGGGAACCGAAATCTTCGGAACCCCTCCCAATAGAGTATATCAAGTAGAAAGGATCAAGTCAGCATTATTGGCTTCGGTTTCAGGGTCAGAATCGGCACGAACAAAGCCCATACCGTTTCCAGCAGCACCCATACCAGCCGCAGCAGTAGTTACTTCAACAATAATCTGCTCTGACACAGCACAAACCACTGGAGTCACGCGCTTGTAATAGCACTTTCCAACAGCAGCAGCATTGGGAATATTTAGAGTCCCAATGGTTACTTCTCCAGACGCAGATCCAATAGTAGGTCTACGCTTAAATGTAACGACGACATTTCCTGAAGATACAACAGCAGTTGATACAACAAAGAAAAGTTCGCTTACTTGCATTTGGTCCACGACAACAAAGTTTTGAACCACAGCAGCAGATGCTAGTGAAACAATGTTGCCCGGAAGAAGACTAGGTGATTGATTTACATTATACATATTTTCTCCTTACAGACTTGTAATGTGAACCACTTTGGCTTCACCAGCGTTAGCTGTATCCCAAACAAGGCCAAACTCAGCGATTGCGTACCACGCAACAGCTTGAGAACGACCAAAGTCTTGTGGAACACCAGCGCGAAGTTCAGGATCAAGTGCAACGGCCATAGCCACTGCGTCAGATCCGAAAATCACACCTTCACCGCAAATTCCGCCAGTTCCGATGCCATTTGACAAAGCACCTGAATTGTTAATTTCAATGAAACGAATGTTTTCGATTTTACCGACTTCGCCATTATATTTAGCGGAAGGATCGGTGTACTTGTGCCACTCTTCCCAATCAGGGTCAGCCATGAGGCCGCGCTTCGCCTTAGTGGAAATCAAACCAATGTATTCATCTCCTTCATATGGAGGTACGAGAAGAGTCGAATACATATAGTCGCGGATTTGCTCTACATGATAGTATGCAAGGTTCACCGAAGCAGTTGCGCCGGGAGTTCCGTTTGTGGTGATACTGATAGAAGATGCTCCGTTTGGAACGGCCTTAATCAGTGTGGTCTTGAAAGCAGCAGCAGCCGCATTATCAAGAACAAGTTTCATTTGTTTTACCAGCTCTTTCTGAACGATGTTTTCAATGTTGAACATAGAAAGATCGTCAGAGAGAGAGGTGTATGGAACAGCGCGACCCCATTCAGACACAGTGATCGACTTTGTAGAAAGTTGAAGTGCGTCTTCAGGAATGTTTTGTCCCTCTACCAACTTACCGCTCGTAGGAACGGAAAGGCTGGATACCCGAGTGATGGTGATTGACTCACCTTTTTTCTTGCCATATCCGGCTTCAGGCTTAACAAATTGCATAAACTTGGTTTCTGCAATAGCGGCATCCCGCAAAAGTGCAGATAGTTCATGGTTTTTGTACGGGCCAGAAGGCGAATCTTGCGTCCAAGTGAATTGTGCCATGATTAGCTTTTACCCCTGTTTTGCCGTTGCCGGAGTTGGTCCACGAAAGTTCGTGGCTTAGTCGCGGTTACGGTCGTTTGAGAGTTATTGCCGTTACTGATTCCGGCGACCACCGCCGGACCAGAAGGAAGCTCCTTACCCCCTGAAGGAACTCCACGGATTTTAGAGACAGTATTTCGTACCTCTAAAGCTATTTTAGAGAGTGCTTGAGCGGCTGGCAAATCTTTGTATTGCCCCTTCTTGTACGCAATCTGAGCACTTACAAGGTCTTCGTGGTCACGCAGATCCTTGTTCTCTTCCCAAAACTTTCTCATAAGAGCAGTTTCTTGCTCTTTTTTTGTCAACTTACGCTCAACACGGGCTTCAGCTTCCTGAACGGCAAGCTCAAAGAATGCGTCAGGATCTTGATACAAAAGTTCCGATGGCTTTGGAGCCGCTGCGGTTTCTGGAAGTTGTTGTTTTTGCGATAGTTCTTTTTCGATGATCTTATTGTGAAGGCTTTCGGTATATTTTACCAATTCTTCTTCACTGTTGAATTGTTTAGACCCAACATAGATCGGCTTTCTTGTTTCTTGTGTTTGTTCTTGTGTGTTTTCTGTGTCACTCATTTCTCATTACTCCATTTTCTACTTGTTGCGCCGCATCAATTTGCTTCCTAATGTCCAGTTGAACATCATCAAGCACATTTAATGCGGCTACCGTACTAGCATATTCAACCACATCATGTTTACCGCTTCTAGCAAGATTTTTAAGTTTTGATAATAAAGCAACACGATGTTTGTCGATAATGCCTTTTAAATGCTCATTGGCTACGGCAGCCATTCGACCATTATGGATCAGTGTGAGTTTATTTTGGTCGTTCATTCTTCGTCTTCTTCTGACAACTTGGCTTCATAGCCCCGATCCTTCAGATATTTTACCTGATCTTCGGTTCCATAATAGCATTCATCTTCAATGACCGGAGGTTTACCAGTCAATCCATCCTGAACAATCTTTGTGGCTTTATAGCCTTTTTTCATCAATTCAGAATCGTACATTTTCTTCATCTTTACTTCTTTCATGCCATTCCCCCTTCAGCCTTTCCTTGTAATCCACCAAAATTAGATCGTGGAATCATGCTTTCCACAGTCTCAGCACTTTGTTGAGCGCCAGCTTGCGGAATCTGACTTTGCATATTTGGGCCTTGTTCGGATGGCATTGGCGCTTGACCGCCACCCATTTGACCCATCATCATCATCAATTTATCTTCCTCGCCAATTTTTAGTTCGTCCTCGTTAATATCGAGAGACTTAATAATCTTACCAAGGAACCTGCCCATAGAAAACTGCTTGATAAACTCCTCAACCAAGAGGTCGGAAGAGGCAATGGTTTGAAGCAGGGCGGTAAACTTTCTGAAATCCTTCTGCTTTGCAAGGATTTTGGAAATACCATAAACCCTAAACTTGAACCCATCATAGGCTTTTGCGAACAGGGCTTCTTTGCCCATTCTAACAATCGTAAAATACCTATCATCGCCCAATACGGCTTTCATCTCAGCAGGATCAATCTCAGAGAAGTGTTGCAGGATATTGGCAAACATCATGTTCATATTTGGCTCAATATGGGTCTGTTCCAATACCTTTGAGATACCAGTGAAGACGGAAGTAATGCTTTGGGAGGCTTCCACAACTTCAGTAGCCTTTACAGCCCTGTTAGGAAGTACGCCCATGCGAAGATCGTTCGTCAGTGCCGAGGCCGAGAACTCAGCCGACATGGTATTGAACACATTCAAGGCTTCGCTACTCATCGAGCTAGTATCAACCCGCTCAAGAACCTTCATGCCCGGAGGACATTGGCTATTCACCTTCAGCGTAATGCCCGGATAGATACCGTTAGAAACTTGACTCTCATCTTCCAGCCAGTCAGCCCGAATCTGCTTAATGCCGTGGGCATCGTTCATTCCGGCATCAACCATAAGGTTGTAAAGCTCGTTTAGAGCAATGTTGGTCTGAGTAGGAGCATCCATCAGGGCTTTATGCCAAACGGATCTAGGAACACGAACAAAGGCCGCTGAGATCAAAGGAGCAGAATTGTGCCAGAACGGGTAGTCCGTAGGCTCCTGAATCACAATACGATCATCGGCAATGGTCCAAACAACATCTTTTTGACGGACCTTTCCGGTAGCGGGATCAAGAATTGTACCCCAACATTCATTGATCTTAACTTTCTTGCGATAACCGTTAATTGAGGTATTTTGACCCGTTTCCCGCGACTTCTTAGCCGCTTGCATATCGGACTCCATCAAAGTCCCATGCAAAAGCTCTACCTTTGAACGGTCATAAACTGCATACGGCCCCTCAGACATGGCATAAAGCTCAGAAATGTCCAAGTAGGTCTCATGAATGACATACAATCCCTTGCCACTTGGGTCTGGGTAGAAGTCCTCGGCCCGTACAAGCTCCAACTTGGGACACCAATAGTCCCTCGTTTCCCGCTTCAGCACATCGACAAATTTGCCACCCTTTTCCTTTGTCTCGGTATAGAAATAAGCCTTTGGCTTGTAACAGCCATAGTTCTTGGTAATAGCAAGAGACTGAAGCAAGCAATCCTTGACTGAATCTCCAACATAGGTAAGAAATTCACACTTTTCAAAAGCCCACTTCATGATGGCAGCCACTTCGGATTCGGTCAGCACCGCATCGGTAACGCCCGGAGCTTTCTGAACTCCGAACCAATCGCCAGAATCAACAAGACCCTGTTGAATGAAGGTAGAAATCTGTTCAACGGCCATTGGTTGCTTTGCCAGAAACTCTCGGCTTTGACCCTTGCGCTTATGCGACCAGTCTTGCCGCAAATGGTAACAGTCATAATTGGTGCGGTTCAACCGCATCCGATTTGCCTTAGCGTTCTTCGCCTCTTCTTTATACGAGGCCGTAATTGTTACAAGATCGTCTTTAATTTCGGTCTTCTTTTTGATTTCCATTCATACCTCCATAACGCTCGAACAGATAACCCGGTTCCGGTATGTGAATTGAACGATCCTTGCGCCGCCCAATAATGCCGCTACATAGATACTGTAACGCATCATGGATATGCGAATACTCGTTTTTCACAGGCCGTACCTTGCTAGGCTCTATCGAAAACGCACTCTCAGAAAAATGATAACCCCCATCGAAGCCGCCAGTCAAAATTCTGCAAGTTGTCATGTCAACTTTAAGGTTTGGCTCCCCTTTGGTCATTTTGCACAAAAAATTCTCAACCGATCCGCGCCGATCTTCAAATGTCAAAGATCCGGGCATTGGGTTGAAGTATTTTGACAGTTTTTGGGCACAAGTAGTCTCATCACTCTGCGACCTCTGCACTCCAGCAGGGTCAATAAACATGATGACGGACTTTTTTGTGTTGTTCCAATTAGGATAAGTCTTTGAAATATGCAGCTTAATAAGCTCTGTAAAGCGCTCTGCACCCATGTTTGTCGTAACAATTTCATCGAAAATAACCAGTTTATTTTCCTGAATTTGCCCAAAAACACAGGCCGGGGTCAATCCAAAGTCAACGCCACAAATGATCGGAAGGCCAGTGTGCGGCCACAAACGCTCTTTTGAGCCATGAATGGCCTTGTTCCAGTCTGGGAATACTACTTTACCTTCGTATGTTTCCCATGAAATCTCGTACTCTTGATTGAACTTGGATAGTGGCATACCAGAGCGCATGGTCGAGCGGTATGATCCATCACGCTTCTTGGGGTCTGCCGTATAATGAATCTGAAAAACGGTGAATCTATTTGTTGGGTTTTCCCAAATCTCGATTCCGTCCATTGGGAACTTTTTTTCGGCTCTCTTGCCATCGTCTGCTTCCCCATCCAATTCATCATGCACAAGTTTCTTAAAGAAACCCGGAGCAGCGGATGAAATCATTGTCATCTTTCCGTCTTCTTCAATAATCGGAAAGGTAGCTGCATACATCTCTTCAGCATCGGGCCAGAATGCACACTCATCGGCCAGAATACCAGACGCGGCATATGAACGAAGCTGATCAGATCCAGAAGGAAACCCGAGAATCCTAGATCCAATCTCGGGAAAATTAAGGCAACAATATGTCTTTTCCCACTTTGGAATAAGGTCTTTTGGAATAACATCTTCGGGGATGTTCTTCAGAATAAAGGCCATACGCTCCAGAAGATCGTCGGCATCATCTTCTTTTTTTGATACGACCGCAGTTTGCCGACCAATATTGAACATTGTGTCGTGCAAATAAAGGATCAAAGTCGCCCAAGATAAAAACATACGGCGGGATTTTGGCACTGCCACAAGGCGCTTTTTCTGCCATACCCTGAAATATAATTTTAGATAATCTAATTGGGATGGGAACCGCTTGATCGGATTAGCTCTGTCCTTCTGATCTTGCGTATAGACAGCCCTAGCAGCAAACTCCCAAGGATCGCTTCTAATCTTTTTGTAGATTGTAAGCTGATCTTCCATTATTAAAGTATGTTGTTAATCCCATCAACAATTTGCTCATTGATAGGTTTTTCTTCTTCTTTTTGATTAGAGGCGATGCTGTCAATGTAGTTAATTATTCTACAAACTTGGTTATACGGTAGTTTTGATAACTCAAGAATAATGAACTTTAATTCAGCTTCTTTAAAATAAAACTTTTTTTCCATTTTATACCCCCCTAAAATAGTAAAGCACTAATCCAGAAAAAACCAATGACAAAACAATGGCAGCCACTACTTTTATGTGATTGGATTGGTGTTTTTTTTCATTTTTGGCAATTATGTCTTGCATGAACATCATAATGTTCTGGTGCTTATTTAGCTTTTCTATTGCCTCAGCATTGTGTTCTTTTGATTGACCAATTTCTTGTTTTAGCCTGTTAATTTCTTGCAAAAGGGCTTCTGTTTTGCCGTCAAAATTTTCATTAAATTCTTTTCTAAGATCGTTAATGTTTACATTTTCAAGTGATTGGGCTTCGCCAGTTACAATGGTGCTGTGATGATCGTTTCTTCTAATCATGTCTTCCTCGCTACACCTTACAATTTTTCCATAAGAATCGACCTGCCAATAAATAGGACTAATACCTAAAACAGCGGCTGTATCTGGATTGATAAAACAGTTTGGAAGATGCTTTTTTTGTTCTATTATTGCAGGATCTTTATAAATCCTAGCGCCGTATTCACCAAATTCTACAAGTATGTTTTTCATACATCTAATAACACCGTCATTCCGTTTTCATGTTTTTCGGCATGGTAAATCTTCCCATCTTTCCGTAGCTCCAAAATTCTTTGAGCCAGCGCTAGGTCGTCTTCCATCGCCTCCACAAGTTCTGCGGTCTGCTCATCTACTTTTCTCCAAATCGTAATCATATTCAATCTCCCG